GTACCTCCACTTTTTATATCACCAACTGATTTTCCAGCTGATATTTCTTGTTGTCCTACTTTTTTGGCTTGTGATAATTTTTGTTCACCTTCTTTTTTAATATCACGAATTTTTTCACCTAACTTAGCAAATGGATTTTTTGATGCATTTATACTATTTGTTGAACTTCCAGCGGTAGAACTTATTGGCTTTTCTACACTTGTTGTATTTGTACCTCTAGCTAATAATATTGATGATAAATCATTTCTACCAACTATATCACTATTTGATTTATCTACTGTAGTTGAATAAAATGCCTGACTATCATATTGAATTTGTGATGGTGATTTTTTTGCGTATAGTTGTTGTCCTTCTGTTCTACCACCAAATAATTTTTTACGAACTGCGTTTTTAGCTAATCCAATTCCACCACCAATAATTCCATTTAATATTTGTTTAGGTGTTCCGGTTGCGTTCTTTGCTAAAAATTTACCTACTAATGTACCAGCTGCATCTTTTTTTATTTCTGCCAAAGTAACCATTGTATTTGGTTCTTTACCCGATTTGAATTTTTCATTCAATGATATCTTTGTTGGTATCATTGTTTCGGGAAATGCAATACCTAATTTAGATGCTAATTTTAATCCAGCTGTTTTACCTTTATTTATTAAATTACCAACAATCCCTCTATCACCAGCAGTTGTACCAGTACCACCTTTCATAGTAGTAACCATTTCGGTTGATTGCGTACTTAATCTAAAAACATCAGTACCATATGTTAATGGTGCTGATAATTTAGTTATAATTCTAAGTCCTGTTGCTTCTTCTTCAAAAAACGATTCCGATAATCTAGCCCCAAATCTTTTTCTTAATACATTTGCTCCATTGAATGGTAATCCCAACAAACTATTACCAGGAGTAATAGGAATATCTTTACTATTACGAATATCGTATTGCTTAGCTGCAGTTTGTCCGCTTTCTAAAACTTTAGTTTGAAATAATTCTTTTAATGACTTTCCCATTAACTATGTTTATATGAGTTACCTGATAATTTGTCTACAACTCTTGATACACTTGAAGTAACTTTAACACCATCCATATGAACTGCTATCTTACCTGCTTTCAAGTCATCTCTTAATCCTTTTATTTCGGAAATCAATTCATCCATTTTAGCATCTTTCGATTCACCTTCAGCACCACCACCAATACCAAGAATACTAGCTAATCCAACTGTTATTTCTTTAATAGATGCCAATGCAGCAATTCCAGGTAAAGCAATTAATCCAGCTGTACCTAAAAATATCATAGATGCTCCCAATCCAAATAATGCTGTTGATAAAAGTGCAATAGGTCCTATCATTCCAAGTATACCACCTAATGATGTCATAATCATAGATATACTTTCTGCTATCGGTCCAATTACATTACCCAACGCACCCATACCACTAGCCAATACATTAATACCTGTACCTAATACTACCAATGCTCCACCTAATGCAATCAATGCTAATATACCAGCACCAAATACTAATGCACCAACACCACTAAACATTATTGCTCCCAATGCAAATACAGCTCCAGCAAATAATACCAATCCCAATGCAGCTGCTGCAACTGATTCCATACTTAACCCTGCTAATAAACTCATAGCATAGGTAAATGGTATCAATGCTACTCCTAATATTGCTATTGCCAATGAACCAACTATAATTTGTGAAGCAAACTGCCCAAGCACAGCTGCCAATATAGCGAACCCAGCTAATGCAATTCCACCATATAAAACGGATGCCCAATCTACTCCGGCAAATTGTTGAAATGCCAATGCACTTAATGCAATAACTCCTGCTAATAATCCAAATATTAAAATACCTTTGAATCCCGCATTACCCATAGCTTTCAAACCACCCGCAATACCAGCCAATCCAGCACCAGCAGGGATACCCAATAAAGCAACAGCAGCCAAACCAATAGCACCAACTGTCATTAATGCAAATGCAGCTCCCGTTACTACTAATGATAACGCTCCAAGAAATACTTTACCACTTGCCATTTCTGTCAAACCTTCGGCAAGACTTCCCAACCCTTCACCAACTTTACTAATATCCATTTTAGATAAAAAGAATAGAGTTGGTAAACCAGGTAACATTCCTAAAAATCCTAAACCCGTTGGTATTAAATTAAGTGCACCAAATAAAACTTTAGCAGTTCCCATTTCTTTCAATCCGGCTGCAAGGTCTTTTAGTTTTTCACCAACTCCTTTACCTTCTGACATTTTATCAGATGCTTCAGTTGTTTTGGATACATTTTCCAAATCAGGTCCTTTTGATTCACCAACACCTTTGAATAATTTATCTTTAAGCGCACCAATTCCTTTTCCTAATTTAGAATCACCCAACCAATTACCAAATGCTTTACTAGCTGCAAGTAATTTTGTTGGCATTAACATTCCAATCAAATTCTTAAGTACTTGAAATGTACCACCTACCATACCTTTTATAGAAAATCCAAGAGAACCTAATCCCATATTAAGTTGTCCAGCTGCAATAATGGCACCTCCCAATCCTTTTAATACACTACCTAATGGACCCGATGCAAAGGCAGTTAATGATTCAGACATAGCTTCAAATGTAGTGAGTTGCATTTCACCATCATCATTAAGCTTGTCCAAATTTTGGGACATTTTATCAAGTTCTTCAACAGATAATCCCAATGCTTTAGCTGCTTGGCGTTTTTGGAAGATATCCATTTTATTATATGCATCAACTCCACCCATTTGAGTAAGGGCTTCTTTTACGGATGCACCAATCTTACCATCATATGCTAATTGCCTAGCTTTGTTAAGATTTATATTCCTACCAAGCATTGCACCCAATTCCAATTCATCGGTTATGGATGATTCAAAATCTAATAAATGGTCAGTAACTTTAGTTAAAGAATCCATATTAACACCCAACTGAGCGGCTGCTACAGCTGCTTCTGCTATATTCTTACCACCATCTTTACCATATTCCGCAAATGCTTTTGATGATTTAGCTACATCTCTCATTACGGCTGCTGGCATTACACCTTTTTGTTTTGCTAATGCTTTTGTACTAGCTGCCATATCAGCTGCAATAGATGTAGAGTTACCATTTAATCTTGCGAAGTTTCCAGTTAATGCTGCTGCTTCCTGACCACTAATACCCATATTAGTAGCCATCAAATTAGTATTGAGTTGCGTTTGGAACGTTACATCCTTCATACCACCCAACTCTGCGTTTAATCCTTCAGCTGTTGCTTGTGCATCTTTGAATACTAAACCTAATGCGGTGGTTGAGAAAGTAACACCTCCCATATAGCCACCCATTGCCCTAACAGTCTTACCCAATGCTTCTGCAGCATACCCAGCTCCCATTATAGCTGAACCAATGATTCCAAATGGTGTTTTTACTAGCATTGATGCGGTTTCCAATACCATACCTATGGTATCTTTCATCGTATCATATACTTTTAATTGCTTTTCTAAAAAAGTTCGTTGTTTATCCGTTAATCCTGCTAAACTTTCAGCAATTTTTCGTTGTTCTAATAGTGATTTACGTACATGAGAATGAATTCCCCTAACACCTTCTAATTTTTCAAACTCATCATCTAATTGTCTTTTGATATCAGCTTGTTGTATTGCATCTTCTGCCGATAATCCTGCTAAAGTTTGATTAAGGTCTGCTATTTTATTAAATACAGCGGCCTTATTTTTATCCATTCCAAGAGCTCTTCCTTGAATTTGTAATCTTTTTTGCTCAAGAGCTCCTATTGATGTGTAAATTCCAGTTAATTTTTTTGCACTACCTTCTTGCTTAATTAAAGTATCTAAGTAATCTCTTTGTTTTGTTCTTAATTCCTGAACTGCTGTATTTGCTTCTCTTAATAATTTTACTTTATCCTTATATGGTTGCGTTGATTTTATATCAACTCTTTCTTGCGCAGTTTTATTCGCTAGCATGTCATCCAATACAGCTTTATGCTCTTTTGCTATTCGTAGTAATTCTTTTACATCAGGTTGCGCGGCCATTAACTATCTAAATTAAATTATTCGTAATCCTTAAGCATTTGCTCAAGTTCTTTTGCAGCTTTATCCAATTCTTTCATTTTTTGTACAACAGGAACCGGCATACTTTTATTCTTTTTAGCTTTTTCTAATGCATGATTAATTGTATTTGATTTCAACCCATCGAAAAATGCATCTGTAAATTTCTTAGCAGAATCAAATAAGTTTTCTTTTATTGGTTTTTTATGCGTTGACATAGTTCGTTTCTTTATATTGTATAAATATTGGATAATAAAAAAGTGAGGATTAACGCATCCTCACTCTTGGTGATTTCATCTTAGATTGTATTTTTTTATTCTCCTCAGCTTCTTTTTTCTTAAGGTCTACTAACTTTTGGAAGTAGAATCTTCTAAGATAAAGTGGCATCGAATAAACTTCATACCAAGTAAACCCATTACTAAATTGAACCATTTCCCAAATTTGGGTATGTAGTTGAATTCTATAATCAGTTGGAAGGGTAAAAAAAGTTAATCCCAAACGGGATATCTAGCGCCTCCGATTCGCCTGTAATATCAGATACAAATACATATCTCATATCCATATCTGGTGAAATTTCTTTTATATATGCTCTAAAAGATTTTGTATCTTTTGCTAAAAATGAATTTTGAATCCATCTATTAACAAAGCCTCTATCCGAATTACCATCAACAGATATAATCATATATCTAAAACGAGTAGTTACATCCGATGCTAAAGATGAATTTTTATTCAACCTTTCTAATGCCTGAACTTCTTTTGTAATCTCAACTTCATCCTTATGTGTTAATAATCTGAATTGAATTACTTTTCCGTTTGAAGGTAATGTGAATTCGTATAAATTATTAGAATTTAGTTTATCGAAATCCAAATCTTTTGTTTTTATTGCCGATAAATCAATTACTACTTGCTGCCTTTCTCCAGTAAATGGGTCATTTACTTCTACTTCATAATCAGCTCCATATCCTAAAATACGAGTTGCTAATAAAATAGCATTTTTATCACCAATATAGACATCATCAATATTCAATCCGGGCTCTACAACAACTGATTCAAATAATCTATCCAAAACAATACCTTTTTTAATAAGATTTTGTGATGCTAAGATATCTTCCTCTTTAGCTGTCATATATTTTAGTTGAATAGTACCCTTTCTTAATGGGTGTCCTTCTGGATAAACTAATCCTTGTGAAGGTAATTCAATTGTTTCCGTTGGGAAATCAAATTGTCTTGGTGGTGGTACATTAGATACTTTTGGAGTTTCTATGTGTTCCGTATTTGCAATTTCTGCCATAACATTAATATTTTTAAGTTTGTATATATAAATACATAGATTTCAAAAAATTGAAATAAAAAAAGGGATACCTTTTGAGTATCCCTTTTATTTTTTATTTTAATTGAATATTAGAATTCAAGAATTGCGTAATCGTAAGCTAATGTCAATTCGATTGTTGCAGGTTCGTTAGAATCAAATGCAACATCACCAAAATTTGCTTGTGAGATGAATGCACCTTTTAATTTCCACTGCTCAATCTTATCACCAACAGGACCTAACATATAGAAATCGATATCTTTCTTATAGAAATCAGCGTAACCATCTCTACCAGTAATAGATTCATGCGATAAACGAACCCATTCCATCACCGATTGTGCACCAGATGGTACAATTGGGTCAAACAATGTAATTGTTATATCTTGCCATTCACCTTTACCTTTCAACTTTCTTTTTACGTTGATATGGTCTAAAGTTATTACTTCAAATTGAATTGAAGGTCTTGCTGCCGCTTTAACTAAGTAAGATTGAATACCGTCAATTTCCATTACATAGCGGTTCTTCATCTTAGGTTCGAAGTTCGTATAGAACATCTTGTCAAACTCTAATATTTCTGCCATTTTATTGTTGCTTTTTTATATTAATAAATATCTACTTTTTGCTTTTCCATATTATGCTGAGAAACTTGCTCCAGTTGGTAAGATGTTGAAATCTATTACGATAAATTCCGCTGTCTTAGCCGGTTGTAAGAAAATTTGTCCTGCTAATATGTTTCTATCAATTACATCCGGTGTGTTGTTGGATTCATCCATCACCACTTTGAATGCGTATAAACCTTGTCTTTGTTGAACTGCCTCTAAGTAAGGGTTCACAGTGTTTAAGAATCTAGCTCTAGTAGTTGCTGTGTTTTGTTCGAACACTAAGTAACGAGATGTTGAAGCGATAAACTTCTTAAGAACGATAAGTAATCTTCTAACATTGATTCTATCTAAAGCAGATGCTTTATCTTGCAATGTTTTCTGTCCGAATGCTACAATACCTTGTCCAGGGAATGAAGCGATTGGGTTTACTTTGTTCTCATAAAGAGTATCTCTTTCAGCATGCGTTAATCTATTTAGAACACTAATTGCTCCAGTGATACCACCTCTATTCAAACCAGCAGGTGCGAACCATTCTGCTGCTAATCTATCGTTTGCAGCGAATACAGCCGGCATCAATACTGATGGTGGAACTGAAAGGATTTTGTTAGTGTTTGTATCTATTGTCTTAACCCAAGGATAGTAAGTTCCAACATAGTTAGAATCTACTGAATTTGCTTGCGCAGTTGCTTCAGCGATTGTTGCTCCAGATCTATTAAAATCTGCTATATAGAAACAATCTTGTCTATCTTCAACCATATCAATTACTTTTGTAGTAACTGAAGGGTGTAATTCTCTAATGATACCAGGTGTTACAACCATATTGATATCATATTCATCAGCGTTAGAAATAGCGTTGATTGCTTTGAAATATCCTAAAGTACCATTTGATACTGAAGTTGCTAAGTTCAAACCTTGTGAGTTTGCCTGAGTCATATCAGAACCTAAGTTAATTTTAACAGTAGGTGCGTTACCATCAAATCCATATTGGAATCCTAAGATAAATTGTCTCTTAGCCATATCAGTAGAGTTAGAACCCGTCATTACATATGATAATTGTGAATCAAATGCAAATGGTACGTTAGCTCCAGCACCTACACCAAGAGGAATTGGTTTCAAATACATTTTGTTATCATCAGATACACCAGCTGTTTCAAAATCAAATCCACTATAATAAATTGGAGATGATGCTGTGTTACCAGATGCTGCTGTTGAGTAAACAACAGGAGGTACATATGAATCTTCGTTTGTATTGTTTGTTTTTATTGGATTAACATAAGCCTCATGTCCAAATGGTGCTGCTGATATTGGATATGAACCAGCTGCTGCTACTTCAACTCTTACATATTTTGATTGGTTTGCCCAATCACCAAATTCAGTAAGTTTACCACTATCATCAGTTGTATAATATCTATCACCAATTCTTCTACCAATATAGTTAGTTGATGATTGGTCTAAGTTTACATTAGCAAATGTTTCTAATACAACCTTTCTCTTATCAGTATCATCAAATCTTCTGATAGTTACAGTAAATGTAGAGTAATCAGTTGCACCATCTTCTCCAGCTGCCTTCACATTAGAAATAGCAACTTTGAATTTAGTGTTATATGCAGTACCATCACCAATTGTTACAAATTTGAAAAGGTCATATCTTTCACCAGAAATTAATTGAGATTCAACCATTGGAGTTTCAGCTTGTGCTGTATTTCCATAAACTTGTGGTGGTAATGCTATCGATTCTACTACTGTTGCGTTATAAACAGAACCAGTATAAGTAGCCGCCATATTTTCGAAGAACATATAGCTATAAGCTTTCTTAGAACCTAAAGCAGATTCTCCAAATACATCAGCTATATCATTTGTAGCAGATGGTAGGATTGAAGCAGATACAACTCCACCTGTACCAGACCCACTCATTCCATTTATTGTGAATGAACCAGATATAGTTTGACTTGATAGTAATACAGGTGTTGGGAATCCAACTGCTGCATCTCCAGTAGATGTAGAGTACAATGTACCTACAAGCTTTCTACCATTGATAGAACCGGATGCAACGATACCGATACCACTATTTTGGGTATAACCCCCAATTCCACCAACTCTTACGATGGTAGCTTGTCCAGCTTCTCTTAAATAATTTTGTACTGCATACTCCGTATAATATGTTCCATCAACTTTTCCGAATTTTTCTTCGAATTCAGCTTGTGTTCTTACGATAGTAGGTACGAATGAAGGTCCTTCTTTCAAAGGTCCTATGAATGCGGCTCCGATTTCGCCAACCCCTTGAGGTAGGAACGATAAATCGTTTTCTCTTGTGAATACGCCAGGTGATACAATTCTTTCTGCCATTTTATTTCTGCAATTTGGTTGTTATTGTAATTTTTAATGTAAAAGTACACATATAAATATAATGAAAATATCCAAAACATAAATTAAGTACTAATATGCTTTGGATATTTCAAATAAAGTATTTTTTATACTATTAAATCGTTGGAGGCGCCATATTTGGGTCAGGTGTAACTGAACCAGAGATAGAACCAGTAGACCAAGGAAACAATTCTGCATTAACAGACATAATATTGTATTTTGTTTCATCGATTTGTTTTCCGATTCTTTCCATAATATGAGACCAATAGTTTGTAGATGGATTAGAACCACTAACATGGTTTTTAACCCAAGTCAATACTTCAGTTTCAGTAAGTGCTTCATATTCTACAAAGTTATCAACATCAACATCAGTTGCTTTGAAAGGTGTAGCTCCAGTAAAACTACCAACATTTCCTTCTTCGTCAGTTGCAGTTACTTTCCATTGTGTACCAATAATAACATCGGTTAAATAATCAGTATTAGATTTTTTCAAACCCGTTAATTCCCAGTTATAAGTATATCCCATAATTTGCTTGTTTATATGTTATAAATATGTTGTTTTTCAAAAATAATCTTCATCGTTATTAAATATCAATTGAACTACTATAATAGTCCGTACTTTTAAGATGAAGATATGCTTGTGTTAAAATATTATCAGTATTATCTGTATCTGAATAGAATACTATTTTTTCATCCATTCCTTCCGTTGCTAAATGTGCTTCTAATTTAACATCTCTAGCACCCAACGTAGCTATTGGTTTCTTTGCAGTATCTCTTGCTTGCTTAGATGCATACACATCAACTTTAACTCTACAAGTATATCCACTTTTCCAATATACAGGTTCAGATGCTCTATCTAAGCCAGGATTAAATTGACTACTTCCCGAAACAGGCCCCATATCATCCATATTTCTTTTTTGGACTTCAATATCACTTATTATATGATATGCACCACTAACAATCAATGAAGTATTTGGTATATTGTAATTTCTTTGTAATGCCATTTTGTTAAATTTCTAATGAACCGCTAAAATACGGAATTGTTTTCAAATAATTATAGGCTTGAGTTAAAATTGAATCAGAACTTGTATCATCTATAAAAAATTCTAACTGAAATGGTGGAGTTATTGTATATAAATTTTGGTCAATAACACCAGTTATTCTGTCTGCTGCATCGGATGGGTACTTAACGATTGCTCCAATAGGTCTCATACCATTATCTCTATCATCTTTATTAGCATATACAAATACTGCAATTCTACCAACATGCCCAGCTTTCCATAATATTTCAGGCCTTTGTGGCATACCCTTCGGTAATTTTGGTTGAATATAATCATTCAATCTTCGCTCCGTATATACATTGTATATAATATGATATGCATCTGGTACTTCAATACCAGTATCACCAATAACATAATTTTTTTGTAATGCCATAATCTTTATTTTTAACTAAGTCCTAAATGTGCTTTTATTGCTGCTAATTCTGATTTTAATTCTTCGATTTCCTCACATTTCGCATCATACATTTTTTTGAAATCTTGTAGTGCTAATATTTGATAAGTATTAATTACGTTCCAGTTAAGAGATAATGTATCCGGAACATCCATTGCTGCATGCTTTTCTGCGTACTTTTGCTTTACTTTCTCAACTTCATCAATTCCAGAAATACCAACCTCTTGCATAATTGGTTCTGTAATTTCAGATAGTTCGAATTGCATTGGTCTTGCATCACTACCACAATGTACTGCTTCTGGGAATATCTCCATCACATCCTGAGCGATTAACCCCTGATTTACAGTTAGCATTTTGGATATTTTTCTCTCTCTTTGTTTAGGAGTATCTGTATCTTTTAGTTCGAATTTATAAGCGAATGTTACCGGCTTCAATTGCATGAACCTATCTATGTATTCATAGTTTTCACTTACTTTTTCTCTTATAGAATATTTTAATCTTCTATCGGAGTTATAAAATACACCATTGTTACCTAAATATGCAATATATCCACCAGTTCCACCATCTTCATCCGAAAACATAAATGCTTGGAATAAATCGTTTGGTGTCCAGAATTGCATAAAGTCACCATTGATACCAATTCCACCAGACTCACCACCACTTAATGAACCAAAGTCACTTCTAACTTCCCACACACCCATTGTGTATCCACCATATAATCCAACACCAGTATATCGAGAACTACTACCATTATAAAAATAATGAGCGTTAAATCTAGGTTCTGAACCAGTATTTACTCCCTGATTTAAGTTGTATGCTGCGTTTGCATTTGATGAATCTAATGCAATAGCAAGGTTACCACCATACGAGTTTTTAGCTATTCGTAAAGTACCACCATACCAATAAGTCTGCCAGCTATAAGAATTATTATGGAAACCAGATTCGTTACCATTTGAATAAGCCATTATAGATACAGGACCATTACTTACACTACCAAACTCAATACCAGGCCATCCGTTTCTACTACCATCCATTCTCCAAGAACCATATGATGCGTTGTTTGGATAAATGTGTGCGGAGTTTATTCCACTATAATGTCCGTGATATCCTGTAAGTTGATTCCAAGTATGTTGGTATGAATAGTTTGAACCACCATTGAACTGCCATACAATACTTGCCATATTATAGTCGGTATAGAATCTCATACCTTCATAAGATGGGTTTGCACCAAATTTAATACCAGTGTGGAATGCTACACGTAAATCAGGATAAGGATAACCCCATCCACCACTTTCTCTAAATATACCATATGCTTCATCAACTGTTGCATTACTGAATGATAATCCAAATCTATGGTCGGTAGATACATCATAGTTATTTCTAATATAGAACGTACCAATACCCCATAATCTAGACCAAGTATTTCCATCAACATAATATCCAGTGTCATGGTCATAGAAAATTGGAGAGCGAATATCGTTGTTTACATATACACCATAAGGTTGCATTGACATTCTTTCAGAACCAGCATAATATAAGTAAAGTACAGCTCCACTCATATACCAAACCCAACCTCTACTATTATCGTGTACACCAACGTTATCGCCGGTAGTACTCATAAACACATATCTACTACTAATACCCCACCCATACCAGCCATTTCTACCACCACCATAAGTAGTTACGTTACTATATGAATTGCCCTCACATTCAGGTGACCATATACCTCTACCATATGATTGGAAATACAATCCACAACATCCTTGAGGTCTAAACCAATCATTTGCAAATACTGCAGCAAATTGCGAAGAACCATTAGGGTCACAGTAGTATCCAGTATTATTTCTATCATAAAAAATAGTACTATCAATTCTACCAACACCATAGATATCGTAACCATTATGTTCGTTATGATAATAGTGTCTAATCCAGTTATTAGAATAATATTGTAAATAAATTGAATTACCACAAAATGAATCTATATGTAAGTTACCAGGAAGATAAATTCTACCACAACCATTTCTAGCATATAGGTATTCGTTTACTTCAAGACGATAGAATTGAGATGTGGATTGTGGATTGATATAATAAGATGTATCACCAGAATCATAATAGAATCCTGCATAGAAGTCTCTATTAGCTTCGTGGTTATTACCATACATAGCTATCTTAAACCAACCACCAAATGCTGCCCAACTATGTCTCCACCATAATGAATCAGTAACACCACCAACCATTTGCCATCCATAACGATATCCATTATATCCACCATTAAAGTGCATTGATTGAATACCAAGATAGTGAGAGGTATCACCAGGTGAGTTACCAGGAGAACTCCATGTATCAAAAAATCCAGAACCCCAACCAAATACATCATTCATATCGGTAGTTCCCCATCCCATTGTACCAACCCAATATCTACTATCAGATGTTATATTAGAACGTGGATTGTTATAGAAATAGGTCATACCTATTCTATCTTTACTTCTTTCAGTTACCCAGTTCCAGTTTGTATAACTATTACCATCAAAATAGTATCCAGTGTCGTGGTCATAATATATAGATGCTCTAACATCAGCATGTGCATAAACACCATGTGACCTCATTGACATTCTATCACTACCAGCGTAATACAAATTCAATTCAGCCCCACTCATATACCAAATCCAGCCGTATGAAGTATCATGCAAACCAAAGTTAGTACCAGTAGTAGTCATTAAAGTGTATCTACTTGTAACACCATATCCATACCATCCATTTCTACCACCACCATATGTAGTTATATGTCCGTATGGATTACCTTGTTGTTCTGGTGCTACATAACCTCTACCATATGAGTTCCAATACATACCTAACGCACCATTGATATAGTACCAATCGTTTATTGTTAGCCAATTAAAGTTAGAACCAGATGCTGGATTTATATAATATCCCGTATTATCTCTATCGTAAAAAGTATAAGCGTAAACTGAATTTCTTACATACCAGTTATGAGAAGTATCAAACCAAACGGATGCAGGGTATGACCAGTTAATACCTACTCCATAATGTGGATTGTAGTTATTATCAAACCAACCAAAACTCATTTCATTTGGATTCCAGTTTGCAACACCAATACTAAATCTTCTAAATCCACCAGATATCGAACCTGTCATACTAAACACACCACCATGTGTTGTGTTTCCATTATTTGAATATGTGTTTATATACAAATGTGGATAGTATGGTCCATTAACTACTAAACCATATCTACTATCATCAGGATATATTGAAGTTGCTCCATTGGTTGCTAATGTTTCAGGACCAACCATTAAACTCCAACCATTCTCAGCACTATCTATAAGTAATCTACCTAATCTAGAACGAGATGCTGCATTTATATAATACCCAGTATTATCTCTATCATAGTAAATGTCAGAACGTAAGTTATATGTGTTTACGGCGTTACCTTCACCCATATACATTGTCATAGATGAGTTATTACCATACCAATGTTGTGCTTCAACTACATATGCGGAGAAGTCCCAACGAGGTTCATTGTTTACGTTGTTTACTAATTTAATTCTATTACCAACAATATAATTTGTACGAGATGTTGATGCAAAATCACCATAATATCCAGCATCGTTTGAATCATAGTAAATCGGAGCGTACATAGCACCTCCAATAGATACAGTACCACCAATGAATGCCCCACCAGCAAATCCAAAACGAGAGTAAGTTGTACCATTGTTTCTTAGTGCTAAATGATGGTCATATCCACTACCATATTCATAACCCAATCCGTACATATTACCAATTGGCCAAGATTCACCGATAGTCCAAATTACTTTAGATGCTGTACCAGTAACATTGTAATCACCCATCAAACCACCACTATTACGGCTTACCAAATAGTTGCTATACCACACTCTACCAGCAAAGTTACCTTCGTTTAAGTTAGAATAAGAAGCAGGGTTTGTATAATATCCAGTATTATCTTGGTCATAAAATATAGGAGAACGCATTGAACCATATGCATATAAATTACTACCGGTATCCAATTCCATTCTAGTGGTATTACTACCTCTATCATATACTGCAAATGTAGCTCCAGATGTTGAACCCAATGACCAATTTCGCGTTGTAGATATTATATCTATCCAAGTATTTGCGTTTGGTGATTGGAAACCCGCTACTTGGTTTTGGTTTCTATTTACATGTACACCATATCCCGGTGCTGATGTGCCAAATCCAACATTATCATTAAAATATATATAAGGATATTCATATGCTGTACCATCTGATGTGTAAACACTACTTAGTGTCATACTATCAGTTACATAGTTTCTAGATGTACTATCTGGTGCAAATACTCTTACTCTTAATGTATAACTATTTGCAGATGAATCTCTACTTGCTACTACAATTCTCCATCTACTACCAGTCCAAACAACATTACCAAATGTAATACCATTTCCAGTTTGACCTCCATTATCAATTATCCTACTTTCATTTGCATAAACACCACCATCCGGAGATAATCCTAAATAATATCGTTTTTTAACTAAACCAGGTCTATTTGCGTAGTTATATGAAGTAGTTGCTTCAATTTCTATCGTACCCCAAAACCAACCATTAAATTCTAAATTTGCTTTTTGATTTCCAGCATTGGCAGTACTATAATTAAAATATCTAACACCATGTGTACTATTTTCTTTATATGTACCATTAACAATAAGGTTATTTATGTTTGAATCCGATGCCGGGTCTAAATAATATGAAGTATTATCTAAATCATAAATAAATGGAGTTCTAAGCTGATTATAGATATATACAATTCTATTGGAATCAAATCTCGCTGCATGCTGTCCATTAATAGATGTAAAGTCAGATGTATTATTTACATAGATATCTAACCAACCATTCGTATTTGTTCTACCTGCTACAATATAGTTTGCTCCATTATTACCCAATTGTAAACCATACCAGTTAAGAGATGAATGATATGCATCAGAACCGGCTGTATATCTAGCTCTAAATGAATACGATGAATTATAAGTTCGTATATCACCAGTATCATTTATTGAATTGGTGTTTAGATAAACCGTACCATTGAATGTAAGATTATTATATTGTGCTACTAATACATCATTTGTATTATATGCTCCATACGTTCTCTTAAATCTTAAACGAATACTTTCGTTAGAATCATAATCATCTTCCGATTGAAGAATCAATGCTCCACTATTTGAACCAGCTGGCGATTCTCCATATATTTTCCAATAATCGTTATCACCAATAGTTTGCCCAATATAATAAGTTGGCTGAGTTGCAACACCAGCATAAGCAGTACCAACAGGGTTTTGTGGTAATGATAAAATTCTAGTAGTTGTAGTACCATTTACCGCTGCATTACCATTTATTGTTAATCCAGCAAATGTAGGCGAATCCGTTGTACGAACTGCCTGATTTAGATAATCGGAGAATTGATATCCATCCCATAAATCTGCATCAAGTCCACTACCAGCCCCATCATTTCCAGTATGCCATAATTTATGACCAGTACCCCAAGTTGCGGAATCGTATGCTTGCCTAGCTACATAAACATTATCAGAGTACTTATCTCCAACAATTGCCCAGCTTTGTTTTACATCTCCACCTGTATAAGTTGACATCCATAAAACATCATTCCAACTTCCACCAAATCCAAGGTTACCACCACTAAGCATTGCTACCTTTAACTTACCAGCACCAAATATAGCGTTGTTTGGCTTTTCACTACCACCACTTACATAATAACCACCTAAATAGTTATCTGCTCTTGTATATTGTCTTTGGTCGTAAAAAGTACCATCTTGCCCATCTAATAAATCTGCGTTAAGGTTATCTACTTTTGTTGTAGATGATACCACTAATGGTGAAGTTCCAGTTGCTACCGTTGATGTAATTCTATTAAATGAAACGTTATCAGATGTACGAACATTCTGATTCATTAAATAAACTTCAGTTGCTCCCTGTCCAGTATCAATTGTTCCACTAACAACTATATTACCAGCTACTTCTAAATTTGCATCAGCATACCATTCTAAACCAGACTCACTCCAATAAAATTGACGAGTTGGTTGTGTTCCTCTCTTAACTTCTATACCAGCATTTTCAGTTGGTGTAGTACCTGCTCCAATATCTGCATTTAATGTGATAATATTATCACCTACGTTAAGAGTTGTTGTATTAATATATGTTGTAGTACCACTTACAGTAAGGTCACCACTAATTGTAGCGTTACCAGTTACTGCTAATGTAGTACCATCGAATCTTAAATTTGCTTCAACGGTTGCGTTTGGCGCAGTTCCGTTTAATGTGATTACACCATTATCAGTTGTACCAGTTAATGATAATAGTCCAGAAGAACCAGATGTACCTTGCGTTCCAGATGTACCCGATGTGCCACTACTACCAGAAGAACCAGATGACCCAGATGAACCCGAACTTCCACTACTTCCACTTGTTCCACTACTTCCAGACGTTCCCGATGACCCAGATGAACCAGACGTTCCCGATGAACCAGACGTTCCCGATGACCCAGATGTACCACGTGTACCCGATGTACCCGTAGTTCCTGATGTGCCGCTACTACCAGATGTTCCCGATGAACCACTACTTCCAGAAGAGCCACTTGTGCCACTACTTCCACTTGTACCAGCTGAACCACTTACTCCAGAAGTTCCCGATGAACCAGAAGTTCCCGATGACCCAGATGAGCCAGATGTTCCCGAAGAACCAGAAGAACCAGAAGTTCCAGAAGAGCCACTCGTTCCACTACTTCCACTACTACCAGACGTTCCAGCCGAACCACTTACACCGGATGTACCACTACTACCAGAAGTTCCAGCTAATCCATCTTTACCACTACTTCCAGACGTTCCAGAAGACCCAGATGAACCATCTTTACCTGTTGTACCACTACTACCAGACGTTCCCGAAGACCCAGATGAACCCGAAGTACCTCTTGTACCAGAAGTTCCCGATGTGCCAGATGTTCCATTCGTACCAACCGCACCATCTTTACCACTACTACCAGAAGTTCCCGAAGAACCAGATGTACCACTTTCTCCACTACTACCACTACTTCCAGAAGTTCCCGAAGACCCAGACGTTCCTCTTGTTCCCGAAGAACCAGAAGTTCCTGATGTACCTTGTACACCCGCTATACCACTGCTTCCACTGCTTCCACTGCTTCCACTGCTTCCAGAAGTTCCTGATGAACCAGAAGAACCAGAAGTTCCTGATGACCCAGAAGACCCAGATGTTCCACCACTTCCTGCCGTTCCAGACCCACCACCAGCACCAGTTAAACCACTACTACCAGATGAACCAGACGAACCAGATGAACCGGATGAACCACTACTACCAGACAAACCAGATGAACCGCTTGTGCCGGATGAACCAGATGAACCATCTTTGCCCCCAACTCCAGTTAAACCAGAAGTTCCAGATGAACCAGATGAGCCAGATGTTCCCGATGAACCAGAAGACCCAGAAGTTCCCGATGAACCATCTTTACCACTACTTCCAGACGTTCCAGTTGTGCCAGACGAACCACTACTTCCAGTAAGTCCGCTTGTTCCAGAAGAACCAGAAGTTCCGGATGAGCCACTACTTCCACTACTTCCACTACTTCCACTACTTCCACTACTTCCATCTTCACCACTACTACCACTAGTACCGCTAGAACCAGAAGAACCAGAAGTTCCCGAAGACCCAGAAGAACCAGAAGTTCCCGAAGACCCAGAAGAACCAGAAGTTCCAGAAGAGCCACTCGTTCCAGAAGACCCAGATGTACCACGTGTACCAGAAGTTCCCGATGTGCCAGATGAACCACTACTTCCAGAAGACCCAGAAGTTCCTGATGACCCAGACGAACCAGAAGTTCCCGATGAACCAGAAGACCCAGAAGTTCCCGAACTACCACCACTACCAGAAGTTCCCGATGTGCCAGATGTTCCTGATGACCCAGATGAGCCAGACGTTCCTGAAGTACCAGATGTACCGGATGTTGCTGCTGCAAACTTTCTACTAATTCTTCCTGTTGTTGTATTGAGAACTAATACTTCGTTTGTTGTATTATCGGTTGGTATTGTATCGCCAGTTACGAATATTGAACCACTAATAGATAAACTACCAGTTATTTCTTGCTTATCAATTACATTATCACCAAATTTATTTGAACCAGATGAGTAAATTACCGATGATGAAATATATGTTGTATGTATTTCAGTAGCCGTTATTTTACCAGCTACACTAACATCTCCTTTGAAAATACCACTACCAGTTACAATTAAAAATTTATCTACACTAACACCTGTGTTAATTAATAATCCTTTGTTTGGAGAAATAATTGCTGTTACTGAACCCGATTTTAATCTATCTAAATCACCGATTGATGATGCTTGAATATTAAATAATCCACTACCATCTCCTTGAAATAAAGATGCAGATACAGAAGACGATATATTTACTGAACCAGTAAATTGAGTATTTCCTTTTATTACTATTGGTGAGTTCGATGAACTACCAATTAAATTTGTTTGGATTCCAGATGCAGAAAAATTACCAACAACATTCACCGATTCCGATGTGAAGTTAGCAATTCTGCTTCCACTTACAAATAACGAAACTAAGCTTTGGCTTAGTTGATTTAATCCATTAGGGGTGCTACCTAAATACTCCATTCATTACAACTTTATGATATTTCCAAAACCGAAACAATTACATCTGCCGAATTAGCTAATGATGAAGTTACTGAAAGAAAATCTCCTGTTTCCAAAACTAACTTTTGTTCACCACCAACCAATACATTAGAACTTCCTGGCAATATTAACGAATCTTTTACAACATATACAGTTTTATCAGCTGATGTATCTCTTACCATAACACTAACTGATATATTTTGATTTTGTGTATTAGCTACACCAACTCCGATTACCGTTGTTGATGTTGCTACAGGTGCTTCGTAAACTTTAGCTCCTGTTGTTCCAATCGAACCTGTTATACTATTTTTGAATGCGTTTGCCATTTTTAATTTTATTTTTTTATCCCAATGCTATTGCAAATGCGATAGCCGAATCTAATACGTTTACTCCATCTACCAAATAACCACCATTTGATAAGTTCATTGAACCAGTCATAATAACAGACCCAGTCAATGCAATAGAACCTGTCATAGAATGAACATCGTCCAAACTATTACCAACTGATAATTTTTCTCTTACTGTTAAATAATCAAAAGCAGCTTGTTGTACATCAATTGTACCTTTGAATGAACCAGTGAGTGAGCCAGTAAATGAACCACTCAAATCCGCATATGCCGATGATGCTTGTGTAATTGAACCCGAAAATATGGGACTGTGTATTATCATTTATATCCGATTCTTTTTTTGTTATAGATATAAATATAACCTATCCCTCTTTTAAGGTTTCGTAGGCCAACTTATATCAAATGGATTAGTTTGTGAAGTAATATCTCTAAGTTGTTGCCTATATGTTTGCCACAATTCTTTTATTTCCGTTGAAATATCGGATAATTGAGTCCAATCACATTCTTGTAATAATGTATTTCGTATATCTCTGATTTCTTCCCATTTATTTTCAATTCTAAAATTAATTTCAGATTCCGTTGCATCTACAATTTGCCAATTTTGATAATAAACATCATCAACTAATATAGGAGTTCCCTCTGATATATTTTTTGTGTAATCATTTGGTTTTGGCGTTGATTGTACATGATACATATCAAATTGTATCATCATACTATCTGTAATAGCCGATGGGAAAGTTACATTTCTATTATCATCTCTTAATTTTTGTAAAGAGTATGGATATACTATATTTTCATTTATAATTCTTAAATACATAATTTATTTCCAATTTAGAGGTATTGATGCAAAATTTGATAATCCCGTACAATTATTGAATGCATCAGTTCCAGATGGGGTTGGAGTTCTATTCCACAATTCAGGTGCGTTTCCTATTAAAGCATTAGCAGTAGAACTCATATTATAAACACTATTAAAAATAGTAACTTGTGTATTATATTGAAACGTTAAAACATTTGTCAATGACCTACAGTTACGAAATGTACCAGAAAAGTTTGTTACATTTACATTTTGGTCAAATAAATCAGATGGTACGGATGTTAATGCCGTACATGCAAGAAAACACGATGCAAAGGTAGTTACGTTTAGATTATTATCAAACAATCCAGATGGTATGGTTGTTAATGTAGTTATAGATGAAAAAGCATCTATAAAAGTTGTAACATTTGGAGAACTATCAAACATATCAGATGGTATAGATGAAATTCTAGTACCTCTCATAAAGGAGGCAAACGAAATCATTTCATCTAATCCACTATATCCACCAACTGCACTTAATGATGCGCTTGATGGAATTGATGTTATATTAACGCATCCATAAAAGTTCAAAATTCTCAATCCGACTATTCCAAATTGAACTATTTCAGTAATAAGATTTCTTATTGCTGAATTATTACTTACTGAAAATCCTGGCATAAAACCACTTATAGTAATTATATAAGTTCCGGGACTTACATAAGTATGTATTCTATTTAAGTCCGTAGATGATGTAATTAATGGAGAATTTGGACTCCCATCACCCCATTGGATATTCAATGAAGGAGTTAATCCCCCATAGTTCACCAAAGGTACAGTAAATACAGTGTTTGCGGTAGTTGTTACTACTTTAATTTTGAAAGGGAATACTTGCCCACTATCCGATGGTATTAATTTTCTAGCTATGCTCATAACATTAAATATTAACTCATATCTTTTCCAACCAAAAATCCATAATAAGATGTTCCACCATCAAAAGTAAAGAATGTTAATACATCCGTACCAGATGATGATAATAATGGTTGAGAACCACCTACCCAATTTACAATAACCGGCCAATCTATCACATAAGCTCCAGCATTTACAGTTGTTATTGTAAATCCAAATGCTCTACCCGATGGGGCTGATGTAAATGTTATAGTTGCTGCTGCATTGAATTGTCTTCTAAAGTTATTTGCTGTTGATAAATCTATTGATGTACTTCCACCAGTTCCTAAATCCGAATAAGTTTCTCTAAATGCAGTAGCTCCAGCATAAGTTGATTCAATTCCACCTGTTATTGATAATAAACTTCCATTAAATGTAATGTTACTCTCAACTTGCCCTTTAGTATTACCATTATCCCAAGTTATTAAACCATTATCAGTTGTACCAGCTAAATCCAAGAAACCACTTGTACCACTACTACCATTACTGCCGCTTATTCCCGATGTACCAGATGTACCAGCTCCAGAAGTTCCAGACGTTCCTGATGCTCCGCTTGTACCACTACTTCCAAAGTAAGTTCCATCAAAACCAGATGTTCCAGATGTTCCCAATCCAGATGTTCCAGACGTACCATTTGATGCGGATACTCCAGATGTTCCAGATGTACCACTACTACCAAAGAATGTTCCATCAAATCCAGACGAACCGGATGTACCTGTTGTACCACTTATACCTGATGTGCCGCTTACTCCAGATGTACCCGATGTACCAGTTGTTCCACTACTTCCGAAGAATGTACCGTCAAATCCAGAAGAACCAGATGTACCAGCCGAACCACTTATACCCGATGTACCACTTTGTCCAGATGAACCAGAGCTTCCACTTTCTCCCGAAGTACCACTACTACCAAATAAAGTACCATCCAAACCAGATGAACCAGACGAACCAGCTGTACCACTAACACCAGATGTACCACTTTCTCCCGATGTGCCAGATGAACCAGATGAACCCGATGTGCCAGATGAACCAAAGAATGTTCCATCAAATCCAGACGAACCGGATGTACCCGTTGTACCACTTGTTCCAGTTTCTCCCGATGTGCCAGATGAACCACTCACTCCCGAAGTACCACTACTTCCGAAGAATGTACCATCAAATCCAGATGACCCAGATGTACCAGATGTACCAGACGAACCAGAAGTGCCACTTTCACCAGATGAACCCGATGTACCACTTTCGCCTGAAGTACCATTACTTCCAAAGAAAGTACCATCTAAACCAGACGAGCCAGACGTACCACTTTCGCCAGATGAACCAGACGTTCCATCAACTCCACTACTTCCAGAAGTACCTCCACTTCCGCTTGAACCAGAAGAACCAGATGAACCACTACTTCCGAAGAATGTACCATCTAAACCAGATGAACCAGACGTTCCATCAACCCCACTACTTCCAGATGAACCACCAGAACCAGAAGTTCCAGATGAACCACTTTCACCACTACTTCCAGAAGTTCCTGTTGTACCTGAAGTACCATGCGAGCCAAAGAATGTACCATCTATACCAGAAGAACCAGATGAACCGGATGTTCCACTACTTCCCGATGTGCCAGAAGTTCCGGATGTTCCACTTTCTCCGCTTGTACCACTACTACCAAAGAATGTTCCATCTAAACCAGAAGAACCAGATGTGCCTGAGCTTCCAGACGAACCACCACTTCCGCTTGTTCCACTTTCGCCTGATGAACCAGATGAACCGCTTATACCAGAACTACCGCTACTACCATTAAACGTTCCATCTTTACCAGACGTACCAGATGTACCATCTACTGCCGATGTACCAGATGTTCCATCAACTCCAGATGTACCAGCAGAGCCGCTAGTTCCAGACGTTCCTGATGTGCCGCTTTCGCCGCTTGTACCACTACTTCCAAAATATGTACCATCCAAACCAGAACTTCCAGATGAACCAGAACTTCCAGATGAACCACCACTACCATTTGTACCAGATGAGCCGGATGTACCACTACTACCAGATGAACCAAAATATGTACCATCTAAACCAGACGAACCGGATGTGCCGGATGTGCCAGATGAACCACCACTTCCGCTTGAGCCGCTTGTACCACTACTTCCACTACTTCCACTTGAGCCACTTGTACCATCTATACCAGAAGTACCATCATTTCCACTACTTCCGCTTGTACCATATGAGCCAGTTGTACCACTACTACCAGACGAACCGGATGAACCTCCAGTTCCAGATGAGCCATCAGTTCCCGATGTACCATTTTCACCAGAAGAACCACTACTTCCACTTGTACCATATGAGCCAGTCGTACCACTACTTCCACTACTACCAGAAGAACCAGCCGAGCCAGACGAACCATCAGTTCCAGATGTTCCGTTTTCTCCAGAAGTTCCCGATGAACCACCAGTTCCAGATGAACCTGAGCTACCAGATGAACCCGAGCTACCAGATGAACCCGAGCTACCAGATGAGCCCGATGAACCTCCACTACCACTACTACCACTACTTCCAGAAGAACCATTTGTTCCTGAAGACCCAGATGTTCCATCAGAACCCGTAGTTCCAGATGAACCTGAACTACCAGACGAACCTGAACTACCAGACGAACCAGACGAACCAGATGTTCCAGATGTTGCTGAAGTTCCACTACTTCCAGATGAACCACTCGAGCCAGATGTTCCCGAAGAACCTCCCGTACCAGCAGTACCACTACTACCAGACGAACCTGAGCTTCCAGACGAACCGCTACTTCCGCTACTACCACTACTTCCAGATGTGCCAGACGAACCACTACTTCCGCTTGTTCCAGAAGTTCCTGATGAACCAGACGAGCCAGATGTTCCTGACGTACCACTTATACCATCCGAACCAGAAGTTCCCGATGTACCTCCGCTACCAGACGTTCCTCCACTACCAGACGTGCCAGATGAACCTGATGTACCAGATGAACCTGACGTACCAGCCGAACCACCAGAACCAGAAGTTGCCGATGTACCAGCCGTACCACCAGAACCAGAAGTACCTGATGTTGCGGATGTGCCAGAAGTTCCGGATGTGCCAGAAGTTCCCGATGTACCAGATGAACCACCACTACCAGAAGATGCACTAGTTCCAGAAGAACCAGACGTACCTCCACTACCCGATGAGCCACCACTACCAGATGTGCCAGAAGTTCCTGATGAACCAGAAGAACCAGAAGTTCCTGAAGTTCCTCCACTACCAGATGTGCCACTACTTCCTGAAGAACCAGACGTTCCACCACTACCACTCGTACCAGGAGAACCAGTTGTACCACTACTTCCTGAAGAACCACTACTTCCAGAGGTTCCCGATGTGCCAGAAGTTCCCGATGTGCCAGATGTGCCAGATGTACCAGATGAACCAGAACTTCCTGATGAGCCCGATGAACCAGACGTTCCACTACTTCCCGATGAACCAGAAGACCCAGAGGTGCCACTGCTACCACTACTTCCAGACGTTCCTTCAGAACCAGTAGTTCCTGAACTTCCACTACTTCCACTACTTCCAGAAGAACCAGAAGACCCAGAAGTTCCACTACTTCCACTACTTCCAGAAGAACCGCTTGAGCCACTACTTCCAGACGAACCTGAGCTTCCAGATGAACCAGATGAACCTGAACTTCCAGATGAACCATCAGCTCCACTACTTCCGCTACTTCCACTACTTCCAGACGAACCTGAGCTTCCAGATGAACCAGAAGAACCCGAACTTCCAGATGAACCAGATGAACCAGCAGAACCTGCGCTTCCATCTTTACCAGATGTACCACCTGTACCAGACGAACCAACTGCAGCTGCTACGTTTCTTCTTTCTAATCTTTTTGTTACACTATTCCAAATAACAACATCATCGGATGAACCTGTTGGTAAATTTGTTAAAAATAAATTGGTTGCACCAGTAATACTTCCACTTACACCCAAACTACCACTAATAGTTAAGTTAGCGTTTATTGTAGAATCTTTATTTACTTGTAAGAATGATGCTGTATTTACTCCTTCCGCATTTAGAGCGTAAAGAGCGTATGATGCAGTGTATGCTAATGAAGCAGTACCAACTAACATTGATGCAGTTTGTGAGTTCTGAACAAAGTTAGATGTATCTACGTTTGATGCATTTTGTGCAAATAATGCGTAAGATGCCGTTGTTGCAAATGATGAACTCAACACTGTCATTGATGATGTTCTATCATTTCTTACATAATCTACTAAATTTAATCCACTTAAGTTTTCAACATAAGATGCGGTTAATGCATAAGAAGAACTTACTGCACTAAACACCGCCATTGATGATGTTTGATTATTTCTTACATATTGGGCAGTATCACTTAATGATGCCGATAATGATGCCAACGATGCGGAATCAAATCCAGCAACAGTAAGTGCAAACTCTGCTTTTTGTGCATATGATGCAGATAACACATTACCAAATACTCTATCGCCGGTTATAGTTCCATTAATTAAAGAACCACCACTACCAATTACAGCATGTCCAGATGTTAATCCAGAAAATTTAATTTGTATTGTATTCTCATCAATTGATTTAACAGTGCCAGGTAGGATTTGGTCTTCAGAACCAGTTGCATAAACCTGAACCATAGGATATAAAATTCCTAAGTTGTGTACGATTGTTAAATCACTTACATTACTAAATGATACAGTTTCAGTTAATGATGTTTCAGGTTGAGGTACAAAATATCCTCTATTCTCATCGAATCTTAGGATATCATATTCAGCCGATGCAGTAGGTCCAACTCCTTGGAAATTATAAGTTCCTAATAAAGAACCACTAACTAATGGAGCAAATACTCTATGCGAAGCAGTAACATCATGTGCTGTTAAATCATTTCCAACATAAAGATTACCCCAAATACTTGCTGATGTATTAACTACAAATCCCTTATTAGGAGAAATTGATGCAGTATAAGAACCACTCTTTAATATGAATGTTTCGAATGATAAGTTAGCAATGTTGATATTTGTAATTCCACTACCATCTCCAATGAATGTTGAACCAGACGAAACTATTACATTTCCTCCCGTCACAAATAATCCACCACTAACACTTAGGTTACCAGATACAAATGTTTTAGTTCCAATTTCTAAGCCTTTATCAGGAGATATTACCGCCTGAACTGAACCAGATATAATTCTATCTAACTTAAGGTCTTGTAATGCGTTTGCAGGAATGTTAAATAATCCACCACCATCACCTATATAGAGTGCTGCAGTTATTGGTACGTTTACTAATAATTTTTCAGGATCAACAATAGCAAATCCAGAACCAGAGTTAATTTTTGCTAATTCAAGTCCTTCAATTGCATCAGGTGGGATATTAAATAAACCACCACCATCACCAAAATAAAGAGATGCTGTGATTGAACCACTAATTGCTACCGATGATGTAAATTGTGATTTGTATGACCCAGATGATGCTTCTGTGATTACTTGGAATATTTCACCACTTGCTACTGATGCAGTTGCCGAACCACTTGCTATTAAAGGTGCTGCTGATGCTTGTACGTTAGTAATAAACCTACCATCACCAAATATAAATCTTCTTGCTGTTAAATCATCAGCTATTAATGAACCACTTACAGATACTGAACCAGTTAATTGTGAACCAATTTTAGAACCAGTTGCTCCAGTTGTTACTACAAATGTATCACCACTTGCTACCGAAGCAGTTGCAGAACCACTAGCGATTAACGGAGCTGCTGATGCTTGTACGTTAGTAATAAATCTACCATCTCCAATAAAGAATCCAGTTGAAGTTATATCAAATGCTGATACAGACCCACTAACATTAATCGAACCAGTAAATTCAGAACCAATTTGAGAACCTGTTTTTGAGGTTATCACTACAAATGATTCTCCACTAGCTACTGATGCAGTTGCTGAACCACTTGCTATTAAAGGTGCTGCTGCCGCTTGTACATTGGTAATAAA